ACCCTGCAAAGCGTGACCTCGGTCAAGTACCTCGATGACGACCAGGTGGAACACACGTGGACGGATTATGTGGTGGATGCGCGCAGCGACCCAGGCGTGATTGTTTTCAATACGTTTCCCTCCGACTCCCTGTCTGAATCGGGAGCGATTGCCATTCGGTTTGTGGCAGGGTATGGCGCTGCAGCGGCTAACGTGCCGCAGCGGGTGATCGATGCCATTCTTGGATTGATCGCCTACCGCTATGAAAACCGCGAAGCGCCAGGCGCGCCTGCGTACATCCGCGAGGCAATGATGAACGAACGGACGGTGTGGTTCTAATGGATATCGGAAGCCTGCGACACCGTTTGAGTATCTACGACAAAGGCACGATCACGCGCAACGGCGTGGGCGAGGAAATCCCCGCGTATGACACGCTGGTGGCAACCGTGTGGGGCGCAGTGGAACCCTTGAGCGGCAGGGAGTTCATCGAGGCGAACCAGGTGCAGGCGGATGTGACGTATCGCCTGCGGATCCGTTACCTGAGCGGCATCGCACCTGAGATGCGAGTCAAAGAAGGCACGCATACCTATCACATCGACGCTGTGCTCGATCAAAAGGGCGAGCGGAGGGAACTGTACCTAATGAGTCATGAGGTGCTGGAGTGAGCAACAACATCCAGGTAACTTTCCCCAACCTGGATGATGTGACACGACGATTACGCGCCGTGGGCGCGGCGAGCCAGTTAGTATTTCGGGATGCGGCTGAAGCGGGTGGTCGTGTGGTGCAGAAAGCCGCCATTGCGAATGCGCCAGGTCCGGGCATTGGGATCGAGGTGGCAGCAGAAAGTTCCACACGCGCTGTGGCTTCAGTAGGACCGCTAAAGAACAAGTGGTTTTATAAGTTCCATGAAAAGGGAACGAAGGCGCATAAAGCCACTGGCAAGGGCAGCGAGAGTAAGAGCTTCCAAAAATATCTGAAGCGTATTGGGCGCTCTGACCTGGCAAGCACCATACAGCCCATGATGAGGCTTGGTCCCCCTGGCGTAGCGATATTTGCCAGAAAGGTAAAAGGTCATTCTGGCAAGCTGTTTATGGAACCCGCACTGAAGCAGGTAGGCGAAATATCCGCCGCAGTTGGCGAGGTTTATTTGGACGCGATCCTGGAGAAAGCAGCATGAGCATCGAAAGCGCGCTGGCAAGCAAAATACAACTTATTCCAGAGGTGGCAGCCATCATCTCGAACCGCGTGTATCCCGTTGTGGCTCCGCAGAACAGCGCGACGCCATTTGTGATTTACAAACGCGTCCCAGAGGATACCCAATATACGCAAAGCGGAGAGTCGAATTTACAAAAGGCGCGTTTCGAGGTATCCGCCGTATGCGAGACCTATGAACAGGCAATCGACCTCGCTGAAAAGCTGCGCGCGGGCTTGAGCGGGAAACGCGGCATTCTTGGCGACGGGAGTGCGATATTTTCGCAGGGACCGAGCGATGACTGGAACCGCGAAAGTGGTTTGTTCGTGCGCATGATTGTGTTGCGCATTCAATATCAGGCGCAAAGCCTGGCATAAAAAAGGAGAATAACATGGCAAGAACAGCAATTACAGTCCAAGACATCGACGCGCCGTTCGCGGCAGTGACGGCGGGCAGTATGGATTTCACGTTTGCGGCGCTGGACGCTGTGAACGGAAATTACTTCCCTTGCACAGGACGCGAGATCATCCTGTTCGAGAATACCGACGTTGGGGCGCAGACTGTCATAATCGACAGCGTGGCGGATGAGAAGAACCGCGAAAGCGATATTGCCGCGTACTCGCTGGCTGCGAACGATTTCGTGGCGGTGGGCGTGGCGTTGACGAACCGCAAGGGGTGGAAGCAGTCGAACGGGCAGATCTATATCGATACCAGCAGCGCGAACGTGAAAGTCGCCGTTTTGCGCCTGCCCGATGGATACCCAGACTAAGGAGTAGAAAATGGCAGAGACATCTTTTGGCGTTATTTTGAAGCGCGGTAATGGGGCAACCCCCGAAGTGTTTACCGCGGTTGCCGAGGTGAAGGACATCAAACCGTTCAAGCTGAAGGCTGAGACGAAGGAGACCACGCACCACGGCTCTCCTGGCGGCTGGCGCACGTATAAGGCAACGTTGATCGAGGGCGGCGAATGCACGTTCAAGATCAACTTCCTGCCTGGGGATTCAACCCACTCGTTTTCGGCGGGACTGGCGGCGGACCTGATCAACCGCACAGAGCGGAATTGGCAGGTTGTGCTGCCCGATGCGGATGATACGGGTTATGAGTTTGCCGCGCTGGTGACGCAGTTCGACCCCGACGCGCCTGTGGAAGGCATCCTTGAAACGGATGTGACCTTGAAGATCACGGGTCCCGTTGAGGAGATTGCATAATGATCATCTCCCGCGAAAAATTATTGCAGGCAAAAGCTGTCGAAACGCGCGACGTTGACCTGGGAAACGGCGAGTTTGTGCGCGTGCGCGGATTGAGCGGCAAGGAGCGCGACGCACTGGAAGCCAGCACCATCCAAGGCAAAGGCAAGAACAAGGACGTGAACCTATCCAACTTCCGCGCGAAGTTGTGCGTGCGCGCCATCATCGATGCCGACGGCAAGCGCTTGTTCAAGGACGACGAGGTGGCGCTGCTCGGAGAAATCAGCGCGAAGGTGATCTCGAAAATCTACGACGCGGCGGCTGAATTGAGCGGCCTCAGCGAAGCGGACGTGGATGAACTCACAAAAAACTCCGAGAGCGACCAGAGCGACGATTCTGGTTCGAACTAACGCTGGCTTTGGGACATCCGTCCGTCGAAGCGTGCCAGGAGTCCATCAGTTCGTTCGAGTTTTCGGAATGGATGGCTTTTGCGCGATTGAATCCCTTCGGCGAGCAGCGGATGGATTCCAGATTTGCGATGCTGGCGGCGCTGGTCGCTAATTTGTGGACTGACAGCCGTAAGAAGCGATGGAATGCTGAAGATTTCATGCCCGACTTCGAGAAGGCGCTGGATGAGATCGAGGACGCCCCACCGCCCGTAAACGTAGCAGATAAGGTGAAGTCGTTCTTTGGAATGCTCGTGGGAGCGAGTAAGACCAAAGAGAGCGTACCTGCTCGTGAAAGAAGATGAGCCTATGGCGGTGATGCCTAAACTTACAGTTGAGGTAATTCTCAAGTTCAGCGAACTCGAAAGGCTTTTTCAGGAATGGATATCAGAACAACCCAAAGATGAAGTTATCGAGAATGCTTTGGATAAATTCCTGGACTGGCTGAGACAAAAAGCCTCACCCCCACCCTGCCCTCCCCAAAATTCAGTTTTTCCGAATTTGGGGGAGGGGGAGAATAAATGACAACTCTTGCGACTTTAGTGGTAAAACTGGCGGCTGATATTGGCGGCTTCTCGGCAGAGATGGAGAAGTCCGCTTTGCAGGCTCAGAAGAACGCCGAGAAAGTTGGGCGCGCCTGGCAGCGCACGGGGGATCAACTGGCTGGCGTAGGAAGCCGCATGACCGCAACTTTGACCGCGCCGATCGTGGCAGGCGCGGCGCTTTCCGTCAAGGCATCCAGCGACGAAGCGGAGAGTTGGAATAAAGTCACCGTGGTGTTCGGGGATAATGCAAACGCCATCAAGGAGTGGGCAAGCGATTCAGCAACATCCTTGGGGGTAAGCCGTAATGCCGCCTACCAGGCTGCTGGTTCATTCGGCAATCTATTTACCACCGCAGGAGTGGTTCCCGACACAGTATTGGACATGAGCACGTCGCTGGTGAAATTGAGCGGCGACCTGGCGTCGTTCAATAACGCCGACCCGACAGAAGTGATGCAGTCCATTCAAAGTGCGCTGGTTGGGCAGGTTGAGCCCATGCGTAAATACGGGGTGATGCTTTCGCAGGATGCGATTGCTGCAAAGGCAATGCAGATGGGGTTGGTCGGTACCAGCGTCGATATGACGAAGGTAAACGGTTTGATGATTGACGCTGAGAAGGCACAGGCGGCATACAACACGGCTGTGGCATGGTATGGAAAAGATAGCTTGAAAGCGCGTGATGCCGCACAAAATTTAGCTGAAATACAGGGGAAGATTGAAGAGGCAACGGCTGGTAGCACTGATAAGTTATCAGACGCGGCAAAGATGCAGGCGATTTATGCCCTCATCATGGAAAATACGAAGACTGCTCAGGGTGATTTCATCAACACTTCCGACGGGCTTGCCAACCAGATGAGGATCCTGAAAGCCGACACCGAGAATACCGCATCGAGCATCGGGCAAATCCTGCTGCCTTACGCCCTGCAATTGCTGGGATGGGTGCGCGAGGCTGTCGCCTGGTTCAGCGCGCTGGACCCAAGTATGCAGAAAAACATTCTTATCGTGCTGGGGTTGGTGGCGGTGCTTGGTCCGTTGTTGGTAGTGATTGGCTCGATTGTCTCCGCGATCGGGGTATTGATTCCGATCTTTACATCCATTGGAACCGCCATCGGCGCGGTGAGCGCGCCCGTGTGGCTGACCATTGCGGCAATCATTGCCGTGCTGGCTTTGCTGTATGCGGCATGGACAAACAATTGGGGAGGGATACGCACGACTCTCGAACAGGCGTGGGCGGCAATTCAGCCAATACTAAGCATTGTG